AATGACAAGATGGAGTATGTTAGACCTAACAGGTCAGCTAACTAACCATATGATTAAGAATCCTGACGCTGACCAATGGGAAGTTGTAGAATTTCCAGCCATTTTAGATGAGAATACACCAAATGAACGCTCACTTTGGCCAGAATTCTGGCCTCTCGAAGAACTTAAGAAGAAACGTGCTGGTATGGATACAAGATACTGGACAAGTCAGTATCTCCAGAACCCAACTGCTGAAGGGGCGCAGCTTATTAAGAAAGAATGGTGGAAACATTGGGACAAAGAGGACCCGCCCCACTGCGAATACACGATTATGTCGCTCGATGCAGCTCAAGAAGCCCATAATAGGGCGGATTATAACGCTATTACCCACTGGGGAATATTTTTTAACGAAAATACCAATCAGAACAATATCATTTTACTTAATGCGTGGAAAGAACGCATGGAATTCCCAGAACTTAAGCGTAGAATGATAGCCGAGTACAAAGAATGGGAGCCTGATACCTTCATTGTGGAGAAAAAATCATCAGGTGCAGCACTTTATCAAGAGTTAAGGTCGATGGGAATGCCAGTTGCAGAGTTTACACCATCAAGAGGTAATGATAAGATATCAAGAGTCAACTCCATAACGGATTTATTTGCGTCTGGAATGGTGTGGGCACCTACAGATAGGCGATGGGCACAGGAAGTAATCACTGAATGTGCTGAGTTTCCAGTAGGGACACACGATGATATGGTCGACTCAGTATCACAAGCACTCATACGGTTCAGAAAAGGCGGGTTTATAAAACTACCTAGTGACGAACGCGATGATGATGTATTATACCGATATAAAAAGAAGGCGGCGTACTACTAATGACAACTCAAAAATTCATGGGTAAGGGTCAACTTATTGACAGACTATCAGCGCAGGTTGGCGATAGGGATACAGCTATTAAACTACTACAAGACCGTGGGCAGTTAATGGCAGATGGTAAGACGTTTACCGCAGCAGGTGAGAAGCGCAACGCTATGACCGCACAAGAACGTGCGATAGATAGAGCTACAACTAAATCGGGCAAAGCAAAATCTGCCTATTCGTATGACCCAAAGACTAACTCAGCGACACTTAAAAAGAGATAAATATGGCAATTGACAAAAGCTTATACCAAGCCCCATTAGGGATGACCGAAGACCAGCAGACTACTGATGGGGTGGAAGTCGAAATCGATAATCCAGACGCTGTGCATATTGGCATGGACGGACTAGAGATTGACTTGGAACCTTCAGCAGACAATGCTGATGACGAGTTTAACGACAACCTTGCTGAGTATATTGACGATAGCGAGTTACAATCAATTGCCCATACATTAATCGCGGACTTTGAAGAAGACTGTAGCTCACGTAAAGATTGGATGACCACCTATGTAGATGGTCTTGAGCTGTTAGGTATGAACATTGAAGAGCGTTCAGAGCCTTGGGAAGGCGCATGTGGTGTGTACCACCCACTATTGAGTGAAGCGCTAGTTAAGTTCCAAGCAGAAACAATGATGTCTACATTTCCTGCAGCAGGGCCAGTAAAGACACAGATTATTGGTAAAGAAACACAAGAGAAGAAAGAAGCAGCAGTTCGCGTATCAGAAGATATGAATTACCAATTGACTGATGTGATGAAGGAATATCGTCCTGAGCATGAGCGTATGCTTTGGGGCCTAGGTTTATCAGGTAATGCGTTCAAGAAAGTGTACTTTGACCCGCATTTAAACCGCCAAGTATCTATATTTATTCCAGCAGAGGACATCGTAGTTCCCTATGGTGCTTCTAACATTGACTCAGCAGAACGTATTACACATGTAATGCGCAAGACTGAGAATGAATTACTACGCTTACAAGTATCAGGCTTCTACCGCGATATTGATTTAGGTGAGCCAGCAAATACATTAGATGAAGTAGAAAAGAAAATCGCTGAGAAGATGGGCTTTCGCGCATCATCAGATGACCGCTACAAGTTGCTAGAGATGCATGTAGAGCTAGACTTGATTGGTTATGAAGACTTAGATGAGAATGGTGAGCCTACAGGCATTGCACTTCCATATGTAATTACAATGGAAAAAGGCAGCGCGAAAGTACTTTCTGTTCGTCGTAACTGGGACCCTGAAGATGAAACCAAACAAAAACGTCAGCATTTCGTACATTATGGTTACGTTCCCGGTTTTGGTTTTTACTACTTCGGTCTTATTCATTTGGTTGGCGCTTTTGCTAAGTCTGGCACTTCTCTCATCCGTCAGTTGGTGGATGCTGGAACGTTGTCCAATCTCCCCGGCGGCTTTAAAACGCGCGGTCTTAGAGTTAAGGGCGATGACACACCGATAGCACCGGGCGAGTTCCGCGATGCCGATGTGCCATCAGGCACACTAAAAGACAACATTATGCCGTTGCCGTACAAAGAACCGTCACAAGTGCTGATGACATTGCTCCAAAACATCGTAGAAGAGGGCAGGCGCTTCGCAAATACTGCGGACCTACAAATGTCCGACATGTCAGCAAACAGCCCCGTAGGTACCACGCTGGCAATCCTAGAGCGTACTCTGAAGGTTATGTCGGCAATACAAGCGCGAGTTCACTACTCAATGAAGCAAGAGTTAGGCTTATTGAAGAACATTATCGCTGCCTATACACCAGAAGAATATAGCTATGACCCAGAAGAAGGTGACCGCAGAGCTAAGAAATCAGACTACGCTTTAGTTACAATTATCCCTGTTTCAGACCCTAATGCATCAACAATGGCACAGAAAATCGTGCAATATCAAGCAGTTATGCAGTTAGCTACCCAATCCCCTCAAATATACAACATGCCATTATTACATCGTCAGATGTTAGATGTGTTAGGTATTAAGGAAGCAAACAAGCTAGTACCGATGGCTGAAGACCAGAAACCAATTGACCCAGTATCAGAAAACCAAAATATCCTGATGATGAAGCCAGTTAAAGCGTTTAGCTACCAAGACCATGAAGCACATATCACCGTGCATATGTCTGCAATGCAAGACCCTAAGATTATGGCGTTACTACAAGGTAATCCACAAGCACCGCAATTACAAAGTGCAATGATGGCGCATGTCAACGAGCACTTAGGCTTCGCATACCGTGTAGAGATTGAAAAACAATTAGGTATGGCATTACCAGCACAAAAAGATGCGATGGGTGAAGACGCTGAGATGGACCCACAAGTAGAAGCGCAGTTAGCTCCAATGCTTGCTCAAGCGGCACAACAACTATTACAAAGTAATCAAGCTCAAGCAGCTCAAAAGCAAGCGCAACAAGCGGCACAAGACCCAATGGTTCAAATGCAACAACAAGACCAACAGCTGAAACAACAAGACCAACAACGTAAGGTAGCTAAGGACCAAGCAGATAACCAAATAGCGCAACAACGCTTGCAGTTAGAAGCCGCACGTATTCAATCACAAAGCAAAACCAGTGATGGTCAGCAAAAGAACGACATGATAAAAGCAGCTGCGCAAATTGAAGCTACTAAGAAACAACAAATGATATCTGCTGGGGTAGACGTTCTTAAGCATTTGTCTAATCAAAGCCATCAAGCTGGTCAGCAACAAGGTGCGCATGACCACCAAAAAGGACAGCAACAAGATGTTCATAACCATCAACAAGACCAACGACTATTAGATATATTAGCCAATCAGCAACAACAGCCGACAAAAGGTGAATAGACATGGATGTAACAGACGTAATCGTAAATCAGATAGACGATAAAGTTCAACAGCTACAAGAAGCTGTAAGTTCCGGAAGGGCAGATACCTTCGAGGAATATAAGAAAACCTGCGGTGAGATTAAGGGTCTGCTCATTGCTAGGGGTTACGCACTAGACCTTAAACAACGATTGGAGAGTTCTGATGAGTGAGATACTTTTGGCTACAAACCCCAAAAATCCACAGATAGTAGGTAGTTACAAACCACAAGCAACAGACGAAGAGAAAGCTACTCAGCTTCCTAAACCAACTGGATACCACATTCTTTGTGCAATTCCAGAATCGGAAAAGGAATTTGATAATGGCTTAGTTAAAGCAGATGAAACGATGCGCAACGAGGAATCGCTTACTACAGTACTATTTGTAGTTGAGTTGGGACCAGACTGCTACAAAGATGAAAAACGCTTTACCTCTGGACCTTGGTGCAAAAAAGGTGATTTCGTATTAATTCGCCCACACGCAGGTAGCCGCTTGGTTATTCATGGTCGTGAATTCCGTATAATCAATGATGATACCATCGAGGCAGTAGTTGCTGACCCTCGTGGCATTCGCCGCAAATAGGAGATGAAAATGGCTGAATTTGACAAAGATGATTTTCAATTCCCTGACGAAATCGAAACTAAACCGAACGCAGAGCTTGAAATCGATATTGAGATTGAAGACGATACCCCTGAAGCAGACCGCAATCGTGCGCCTATGCCAAAAGAAATCGTAGATGATTTAGAAAAAGATGATTTAGATAAGTATGACGAAGCGACTAAGCAGAAGTTTAAACAGATGCGCAAGGTCTGGCATGATGAACGCCGTGAGAAAGAAGCTGCATACCGTGAACAACAGGAAGCAGTAGAATTAGCTAAGCGAGCATTATCAGAAAACGCACGTATGAAGAAACTGATAGCTAATGGCGAGCAAGAATACGTCACTTCTATTCAGACAACCGCTAACTTGCAACTTGAGATGGCAAAACGAGCCTATAAGGATGCCTATGATAATGGGGACACCGATAAGATAATAGATGCACAAGAAGCAATGCAAAATGCAAACATCCGTTTAGCACAAGCACGTAGTTTTAAGGTACCCTCTTTACAAGAGGAAGATAATGATGTACAAAGGCAACAAGAACAGTATCAACAGCCAGCGGCACCAGTACCAGATGCACGAGCACAATCATGGCGTGACAAAAATGATTGGTTTGGCGCAGACGAGGAAATGACCGCAACTGCTTTAGGTTTACACGAAAAACTTAAGCGTAATGGCGTTGTTGTTGGTTCTGATGAATACTATTCCACATTGGACAAAACAATGCGGAAACGCTATGACGAGTATTTTACGGACCCAGAAGAAGATAAAGGTAATAAAGAAAGTACTCCCACAAGACTGAGTACAGTAGTTGCTCCGGCATCGCGCAGTACATCTTCAAACAAGATTAAACTGAGGCAAAGTCAAGTAGCACTAGCGAAAAAGTTAGGACTTACAAACGAGCAATACGCCCTTGAATTTAGAAAACTGGAGGCCTCAAATGGCAGATAATAGAACACCCCGTGAAATAGAAACTCGTACAACCTTGGAGCGCCCTAAGCAATGGCAGGCTCCTGAGCTGCTTCCCGAACCGGACAAGCAAGCAGGTTACAATTATAGATGGATTCGTATTTCGACTTTAAACAACGCGGACCCGCGTAATCTCTCTTCCAAACTAAGAGAAGGCTGGGAACCTGTTAAAGCGGAAGAACAACCAAAATTTCAATTGCTAGTTGACCCAAACAGTCGTTTTAAAGACGGTATTGAGGTTGGCGGATTATTATTATGCAAAACCCCAACAGAATTTGTTGAGCAACGTAATGCACATTACAGCGCTTTAACTCAATCTCAAACGGAAGCAGTAGATAATAATTTAATGCGTCAAAGCGACCCAAGGATGCCAATCTTTAATGAGCGGAAATCTTCAAGTAGTTTTGGTAAAGGTTCATAAATTTAATTAATAAGGAGTCTTAAATGGCTT